TGATGACTACCGCTACAGTTCTGACTCAGCTAATGAGATTACAACAGATAACTTGTGGTCATTTTACAGCTGATGATGGCACTATACATGAGATGCCTAATAATAGAATAGGTGAATTATTAGATCTATTGTATGAGATAGAGGGTAAGGTTGTTATCTGGGCCCAGTTTCAAAGAGATGTCAGCAATATATTGACAGCATTACACAATGAATTTGGAGAGGGTTGTTACGTAGATTATTATGGACTAACACCACAAGAAGACAGACAAGAGAATATAAAAAAATTCCAGGACCCTAATTCCGGAGTCCGGTTCTTTGTAGGAACTACACAGACTGGTGGTTATGGTATTACACTTACAGCTGCAAGCACTATGATATATTATTCTAATGGTTATGACCTAGAAAAACGACAGCAATCAGAAGCCAGAATAGATCGTATAGGTCAAGAAAAACCTATGACCTATATAGATATTATATGTGAAAACACTGTAGATACACGTATTGTAAAAGCTTTGCGTAAGAAAGTTGACATAGCTACACAAATAATGGGAGAGGAATTGAAAGAATGGATCTAAGACCTGGTGTTGTTATAAGATTTGGATTATGGATTAGTCTTGTTTTATGTTTGCTTTGGTATTTTTAAATAAAAATATCTTTTGCGTTACCTATAATAGGTTTGTATTTTGTTTTACCCTCTGATCTAAATGCATGTAAATAAGAAGCTCTAGGAGTTCCTTCAATATAACTACAATGTATCCATCCGCTATTAGGTTCACCTGGAGTGTAGAACTCGAGAATCAGCTGGTCATACGGAAGCTCTCTTTTAATCCAATCAGCAAGCTCAACATTGTCTACGCCTGGACATTCGAAATCTGCCGCTTCAGCTTTTGCGTGCTGGCTGTTACTTGAGCTGCCGATGGCAAGACATAAATCAACGCTACGAAAACCACTCGTTACCTTAACTCTGCCAAAATGGTCGCGTACCGGTTGAAGAATATTTTCACACAACGCTTTTAATTTTTCTATTTGCTCTGCGTTAGGATTATTGTTGATGCCTTTTCTGATAGCAGTGTCACTTTTAATAAGTTCTGAGAGAGTAAAGTTACGTGTCAATTCCATTATAGTTTTCCTTGTAATTCTTTTAAATATTTTTCGTTTTCTTCTTGTTCAATTTGTTCTGGAGTTTTATTAAATTTATTTATTACGTAGTAAACAGCAATTGCTCCGATAGTTATACATACCATACCATAAAAAAACATTCCAATACCAAAACTTGCTGTCATTATTTCATATAATTCATAAGTAAAGCTGCAATTATTGATCCCATTCCAGCTACAATCATGTATTCAATTCGTTTAATACGTTCTCTCATTTCTTTTATTTGTTCGAACGTTTGCTTTTGCATTATTCTGCAAAGCTTTTCATGATCTTCTATTTTTTGTAATGCTGATTTCTTAGCCATAATTATCCTTGTGGAAACAATATTGACAGTTTCTGTGCTGTTGTCAAGTTAGAAAAAGATCCTGCTGCACCAGGGTTATTAACTATATTTGCATCAATACCAGGTAAATTTAACGATGTTGGTGTTACAGGTGTATCTTGTGTAATAGGTAGTAGTGGGTTTTCAAAAAATGGAAACGATGGTTCTTCTAAAGAAACAAGTCTCATGTCTGCTGATATTTGTGCAATAACAGGTAACGCATCTGTTAATGGATTTATTGCGCCTATTCTTGCTGCGTTTTGTGCAAACGCTGATCTTACTTCATCAGATAACGTTATTGGTCTAAATATATTGTTTCGTATAGCGTTTACATCTACATTAGATAATCTTCCTGTTGCAGATCGATACGCTCTTGGATCAATATTTAAAACATCTGCAGCATTTAAATCTTTTCCAAATTCTTTTCTAACATCAAACAAAGCTCTGTTTGCGTTTAAATATGCATCAACAATTTCTCTTGGTTCTATTGGACCACCACGCAAAGCTTCTCTAGTAAACAATGATCTAGATTCTCTAACACCTCTTTGATAATCAGCAACTTTAAATTGTAAACTTCTTTCAGGATTTATTTTTACTTCTCTAAAACCGAATAAACCTTGAAACTCATCACCAAATTCAAAAGTCTGTCCATACTCATCAAACTTACCTTTAGTTAAAACATCTACAGACTCAATAGATTTATCTAATCTTTTTAATTGTTCAAAAGAAAAAGGCATCTGTGCTCTTACTAAGTGTTTCATTATCTTCACACCCTTATCACCTGCTGTATCTTGTGGATTAAATACTTGGAAGCCTTCTCTTGTTCTACCACCTCTAGCTATTAAATCGGTTACTGCTTCTGTCCAAATAGATTCTGATATAAATGGTTGTGCAAATTCTCTCATGGATATAAATGTACCAGCAAGAAAGTCATCCATTAAACCATCCTCATCTGTTCTACCATCTGCTACAGAGTTTAATAAAGTTTGTACTGGTCTAATTAATGTATCGTATGCATTAGCGTGACTAAAATCTATGTATTTAAAATTACCTTTTTCGTCTTTTATTGGCAGTAGTGTTGAGTTTTTTGACCAGTCAGCAACATATCTTCTGATAGCTTCTCTTTCCTCATCAGTCACATCGTAGATAGCCTGGAAAGCTTTTTGTGTTGCGTATGGTACAGCTGCAACCGTAGCACCAAAACCAAATAATCTTGTGTATCCGATAGTCTCAAATGGTTTTACCACTGTTCCATCAGCAAGCGTAAATGTTTCGTTTATCTCTCTAAGACCACGTCTTACAATATTTGTACCTGTTCTAACTATCTCTGCAGGAAATGATACAAAGTTTCCAATAGGTAGTTTTCTTAATGACTTAACAAAGTCAGATACGTAGTCATAGTTTGGTATATTATTTCTTACAATGTCAGCTGCCTCTTCTTTAAAAAACTGGTCGTCAATAGTTATATCTACACCGTTTCTTTTTATTACGTCACCTCTTTTAATACCTTTGGCTAACATGTTAGATTCCAATCTAGATTTTTCCATAGCCCATGATGCTATCTTCCAGAAATCATCCTCAGCTGTGTATAGGTCCTGTGATACAGATTTTAATTTTGATAATGGTTTGAGTAACATTCTAAGACCTTTGTCAGATGTCATAGTCTCACCAAAGTTTACATCCTCAAGCAACCTGGTTAGATCTCCTAGTCTTACGTTAGAGTTTACAACACCTAGTTTTAATAACTCTTCGTATAGATCATTCTGTTGTCTCGTACCCTTAAGTGGTGTTTGTAATGCTTGATATGCAGTTTTAATAGCAGTAGCGTCAGGTATGATACCGTTTGCTGTAGCAAACGCACCAGCAGATACAAAGTTTCTAACGTGTGTTACCGGTGATAAAATTGTTTTTGCTATCTGTGATAAACCTTTTGGATATAAAATTAAACTTTGATACAACTGTCCTAACATACCAGCTTTATCAAATGCAAGAGATGTACCTTCTAAAGCATCTGCCATACCTGGTGTAGTGTATAATTCATTAAGAGGATTTATAGATCCACCCTTCGCCGCAACGTCTAAAGATCTAGCTTGATCAATTCTTATTTGTTTGTAGTCATCACCAAATACAAGTCTTGCTTCATCATTTGATTTTGCAAACATAGGTTTTTTACCAGCGGCTATAAGCTCATCATTCTTTCTTATAAGATCTTGAAAGAAAAGATTTCTTCTTGTGATCATAGATAGTTTAGCTGTACCACCTAGTATGGTTTGCATAGGATTATTTTGTTTACCTAAAAGTTTTTCAAATACTTTTCTATCTGCTTCTTTGATTGCACCTGCAGATATTAATGCAGATCCTCTGTCTGTTACAACTTCATCTAGTGTAGTTCTGTTTACAAAAAAATCTGGTACAGAAAATATAGCATCAGACGGTTTATCCATTCTAATACCTTTTGGTAGTCTCGCAGTTTTTAATACTCTGGTTACAGCTTGCTCTGCTTGTAGATCTGTAAGTTCTTCACCTGCTTCTTTTGCACTAGATTTAAATACTTCTTTAGCTTCGTTTATTGCTTCTGCACTTGGTTTATATCTTGCCCATGGAAAGATACTTTGGTTTTGAAATATGTCGTACGTAGATCCAAGATAATTTTTAAATTTATTACCAAATAATTTTTTAAATTCTTGTATCTCATTCTTACCTAGTGATCTTCCTAGTTTAGAAAATAAGTCTGCCCATCTAGTTCTTATTGCAGATAAACCACCGAGTATATCTGCTGTAACTTCATCCTCTACTTTTAAATCTTTTAGTTTTTTAACTAATGCAGCTTTCTTTGTTTCATCTAATTTACCAAACTGCGCAACACCAAGATCATCAAGTTTAGGATCACCAGATAATAATAGGTCATTTATCTCGTTTAATAATTTTTGTCTGTCTTTTGCAGCAGCCTGATTAAATACTGTTCTTGCTGGTGGAAATACTTTGTCTATTGCCTGGTCTAGTTCTCTTGATATGTTTCTTGCACCTGCAGCATCTGCAGCTCTCTCACCAATAGAAGTTCTCTCAAGATCAAAAAACTCTTGTGTCTTACCACTTCGTGCTCTGAACCCTGATGCAATTCTATCTATAAATCTATCTAATTTAGAGTTTGCTACATCTAATTGTTTGTTTCTATTTGTTAGTTTTTTAACCAACGTGCCTGTACCACCTATAACACCCGTAAATAATGCACCTTCAAAACCAAATTTAACTCTGTTTAATAATTCTCTTGTTGCATCGTCATCTGTAGATCTATCAACTGCTGTTGGTCCACCAATAAGATCACCAAATGTACCAACTTTTTCTACATCACCTACAAATACACCTTCTGCTAGACCACCGCCTAGTGCACCTGCAATAAATTTATTTGTCTTACCACGTGTATTTAATTCAATGGCTTTATCCATACCCTCTTTTAATTTAGGATTAGATAGTTTTACATACTTACCATTTCGTGCAGCTTTCATAGCATCACCTGCCATTCTAGATGCAACTTTAAAACCTACACCACCTGGTATACCTATGTTTACTAATGCTTCTGTAATTCTACCAGCAGCTGTTGCTTCTGCTTTCTCGTCAAACTCTGTAAGATCATCAAAGAACTGCTCTACACTTGCAGCTCTACCACTATCAACACCAAGATCTATAAGAGTTGCACCTAAAGAAAAGAAACCTTTTGGTATTGCAATAAGACCAGATGCAACACCAGATAATATAGACTCTAGTGTACCAACTTTATTGTTGTTTGCTTTACTGTAAAATACTTCTTCGATTGAAGCCATTTAGTCCTCCTATACTACGAAGGCTACTTGATTACCTTTTTTCTCAACAAGCCTTGCACCGATAATGTATCTACCATCGTCTAGATCTTTACCTTTTGCGATCATAAAATCTATCTCATCTCCAGCAGGATTGTCTTTTTTGAAGTTGTTAAATAGTTTATCTTGTATTACTCCATCGTACTGTATGTCATCATTTCTTAGTATCGCTGCCGTTTGAGATCCAAGAATAACACCATCATTTTTAGCCATTATTTCTGCTATCTGACCAGAAGCTCCAGCTTGTTTCTCTGCTCTATTAAGAGCTTTGATTCTAGCTTTTTTATAGTCTCTTTCTAATGTATCTGCAGATGCAATATCTTTTTGTATTTCACCTTTTAATATCGCAGCATCTATTTGTCGTTTAATATCAGAAGACTTATCTAAGTTTTTAGATATAGCTTGTATAATTCTGTTTTGTAAAGTTCCTGATTTAATAGCTCCTTTAAGGTCTCCACCCTCTTCAGATACAATTTTACTTGCATCTATTAATGAGTCATACGCAGCGTCTTTTTTCATTTTATCTAGACCCATGAGTTCGTAATATCTTTTTTTAGTTTTTGCTATTCTATCTTCTTGAATTTGTTTTGCTTTGTTAGGATCGTCAGTAACACTGCCACCTGTTGTGCCTTTATCTGTGCCTGTACCTGTTCCTATCTCATCAACTCTTTTTAATTGATTTGTTGTATCTTCTTCTGCTGTAGTTGGTGTTTCATCTGGACCCAATGCTTTAAATCCTTGATATGCAGCACCTCCTACTAATAATGGAGACTTAGCAAGACTTGTTCCTACTTTTTTAATTGCACCACCTATTCTACCAGATCCAGAAGCCACTGCTCCAATAGCTTTTGCTTCAGGTGAACCTAAAAGATATTTACCAAATGCAGTTGGTTTAAATTTCATAGCTTCTGTAGTTAAACTATCAGCAGACGTCATAGGTCTTGTTCTACCCAAACCAGATCTTATTAAACCTGATCCTGGTGACGTTACACCTCTTTTAGCTATTTGTTGCATTGCAAATCTACCAACAGGGGCTAATGCCATTCTAGCTCCTTGACCGAGTAAACCCATAAAAGGAACAAAGAAAGCATGTTTTTCTCTACCCATTGCATCTCTATTAGCATTATTACCAACTGTGTTAACAGCTTGTGGTTCTTTCATACCCTGCATAATACCCTCTTTGATAGGGCCGCCGTATCTAAACATTGGTCTATTTAATGGTCTCATATCTTACCTAAATTTCCCGAACAATCCGCCAATACCTAATGCTGTACTTAGAGCTGTTGAGAATGGACTAGGAGTAGCTGTTGGTAATGGTGCAGCTTGAGCAAATCCTGCTAATCCACCTAAACCTGTTCCATATTGTTGAAGTCTTCTAAATGGTTCATAAGCTCCAGTTTGTGCAGCTTGCGCATCTGCTTGTAATTGTGATTGTTCTAATCCTTGTCTAAAAGCACCAAGCTGACCTAAGTTAGCTACGTCTGCAGCTCTACCTTGTTGTTGGAAATTAGACAATGCAAATTGATTTTGTGCTAAACCAGCTTGTTGAGCTGCTAATTGTGCTCTTTGATTTGCTAAATTTTGTTGTTGTCCAAACGCTTGACCTCTTCTTGCTGCTGCATCTGCAAAACCTTGTGCTCTTAATTGTGCTTCAAGTCCTGCTCTACCTAATGCAGTGTCGGCCATAAACTGTCCTTCTAATGCACCTTGTCTACCACCACCAAACGCACCAAATTGTGCTGCTTGATCTGCTATTTGTTGTAAACCACCTGCTCTTGATCTATCAAACTGTCTTAATGATTCATCAATAACTTGTTGTTGAAATGGTGATGTAAAATCTGCAATTGATCCAGCCCCGGTCCCTGCTCCACTGCCCATGAACTGCCCAAGTCCAGAAACATCTTGTCTAACTTGACCTATGTCTTGTCCAGCTTGTGTTATGGCTTGTTGAGCTGATGTTAAAAAAGGTTGAAAACCACCAATACCTTGTGTTGCTAAATTAATAGCTTGTGTTTGTAATGGATCTTCACCGGCAACAAACTGACGGCCTGTAAACTTACTTGTATCTATAGGTACAGAAGTTGCAGCCGTTAACTGCTTGGCGTAATCCTTGGCGGTTTCTTGTAAATAATCTGGTAATGCCATTATACTATCCTATTCTCCAACATTTGTGCTTGATCGAACATTGCTTGTGCAGGATTTTCTTTACCCTGAGACTCTTCAGAGATCATACCACCTGCTTCTAAATTGTCCATCATATTTTGCATAACTTCAGCACCTTTGTCAATATCTCCCCCACCTGCGTTTCTTACAGCATCTGCTGTAAATACAAATTCATTCTTGCTAAGTCTAGCTGGCACATCGTCCGCTCTTTCCTCAGCTCCTATTGGCACAAAACCACCTTCTCTATAATCTTTTTCCATACCACCTAAATCCATGATACCACCTTCTGCTTTTTGATTTAATGAAGCTAAAAATTTATTTACATCCTCTAAACTTACTCCAGTTATACTAGATATAGTATCTATGTCAGATCCTTTATCTTTCATTTGTTTTATCATAGTCATTTGTTCTTTTGATAAAACAGATTTACCTTCATTGTATCCTCCTCTTGGTATGTCAGCTAATCCACCACCTTCAGCAAAAAATCTTTTTTGTACAGCTGATTCAGGAGGCATAAAATATAATGCAGATTTTGTAGGGTCTTGATAATACTGTCTAGCTTGTTCTCTAATGTCAGCCACCATTGGCTGTACGCCTGAAACAGGTACACCTTCGTCAACGCCTTCTTCTTCACCACCACCCATTAAAAATGGTGCAGCTAAAGCCCCTGCTCCAGCTAGTCCACCAGCTAATCTAAATAAACTAAATGGATTGTCTTTTTCTCCACCAACTCTAAATACATTTCCAAGTTGACCTAACATACCTTCACCACTTTTAACTTTTGATAAAATACTTCCTAAACCACCCCCAGCTCCTCTTAAAAAACCAGCGCCTTTTAAATTTGCAAAAGGGCCAAGTCCTCCAGCATACATACCTAAACCACCTATAATAGCAGCTTTACCTAATGGTGACTTAACAACTTTTTTAATGGCACGTTTAGCTTTTCTTACAATCTTACCTAGAAAATAACCTTGTCTTGGCTCTTCAAGTGTCATAAGTCCACCCATATTACGAAGCTGTCTTTCCATATTCATCCTTGAAATTGCCATAGTTTGTCCTTTTTATCGCCTTTTTTTGTTATAATCAATCATATATATCGACTAGATCAGCTAGTCCACCCATCACATATCCAACTCTACCACCGTCAGCATGTGATCCTTCTGTTGCACTTGGGTCAGATTCAGAAAATCCTCCTGCAGTATTTCCGCCAAATCCGCCTCCCCCAGCTCGTCCTCCGCCTTTATCTCCCGTGCCTGCAAAATCAAATCCCATTCCAGCTCTTTGAGTATCTGCGATTTGTCCTGCTTCTCTAGCTTTTGCTTCTAAAGCTTCTCTTTGTTTTCTGCTTTGATATGCTAAACTAGCTATTGCAGTAAAAGGATTTAAAAAACCAAACATCATCCCAGCAGTTGTACCTAACATACCTGGTGTAGCAGTAGGATTATTTAAATCGTCTAATGCATCTTGTTCTGCTTGAGTAAGACCTTTGTCTTTTGCTGACATAGTATCCACATTATACGCATCCGTTTCATAATCAAAACCAGAAGTATCAGGAGGAGCTGTAGTTATTCCTCCTCCACCATCTCCTCCACCACCTTGTGGTATTATTGGTGGTATTATTGGTGGTGGTAATGTAGTTATACCACCAGACATATCTAATGTTTTTGGTTGAAACCGGCTAGCTAAATACCTATCAAAAGGTACAAAGTTAAAACCCTGGTCTCTTATATTTTGATCTGTTGGATCTAATATCATTTAGTTTCTCCAAATAAATCAAGGCTTGGCATTATTACCCTGACGTCTTTTCTAATATCTTTTTGAGGAATTCCTTTTGCTTTCCACTCCTCATCATTCTTGTATATCTCACCTGTCTTTAAATTACTAATGGTTTCTATAATTTTTTCTGGTTTTATTACTTTCATTATGTTGTTACCTCTCTTGGCTGTATTTCTAATATAGAAGCTATGACGTGCAGCTCGTTCGCGTCAGCAGCTTGTACTTTTAATACCTCACTCTCTTCCATTACAAGAGGTTGAGTTAAAAGTTCTGTAGATGCTTTAGATGCTATAGTTTTATCTTTAAATAAATTAAATATAGAGCCACTAGAATTAACTAAAGTTATTGTAATTGTGCTACCCGATCCAGCATCTTCTGTTACTAACAATGATTTAACAACTGTAGTTGTTGCAGTTGGCACTGTATATAGTGTTGTAAGATCTGTTGTCGTTAAATCTACTTTTTTATTTTTAAAACTATTAGCCATTAATTTAAAAAGAAGTTTTGAGCTTCTACTTCATCCTTTAATTCTTGTTGATACGTTGTATTTAATTTTTGTATTACAGCATCTAGATCTCTAACTTGTGAGTCTGCTATTTGTTTAGAATATTCTTCACTAGGTCTTGTTAATATTTGTACTATCTTTGCCATTATCTTCTACCATCCGGTTGTATATCTAATCTAAATGTACCTAGTTTCCAACTTTGCGAAGCAGCTGTGTTTGCTACTTTCAAAGCTATTTGTCTTGCCCTTGCACGTGTATCTACTTTTTGTGTAGATGATGTTACTGTAAATGGTCCAAGTGATGAACTAGTTTTAGCATCATTTGGAAAATCTCTTAATTGTAATGTAACTTGTGTATTACCTGTTTGAGATATAAAATCTGGTATAAATCTTCTAATTTTCATTAAAAATTCACCATCTCCTCTAATATCAGCCATGCCTGTTTGAGACCCTCTCATAACTCTTTGCGTAATATCAAAGTCCCCTGATACTATATTTGATGTTATTGCTGTTACAGATCCTCCTGAAACTTGATCTGTGCCTTTTTCATGTTCGTAATATATTGTGCATCCATCTGTGTTTCCAATAACATCATAAGATGTATTACTACTTGCATCATACTCTGTTGCATGTGGTAAACCAAATACAGACGAATCTTGCCATGTTCCCCGTGCCAGTGTCCCTGTTGTCCACACAGGTCTTCTAGGTCTAGAATCTTGATAGTTATATGTTACACATCTATTAACAACAGTAGAACCTTCTGTGCAATAGAACCAAGTTATTTCTCCAAACAAATTATTTAATCCAACATTTATTAATTGTCTTGCAGTAGTATTTAAATCGTCGTAAACAAAATCTTCTACTAAACACATCATGGTTTCAAGGCTACCAGCATATTTAAAGAAACCGTTTTCTGACATCCAATATGCAGCACCATCTACTTCTAATGCAGCGTTCTGTCCTATCAATCCACAGTTAGTTCCAACTTGTGCAAAACCAAAAGTAAAAGGAGCACCTACAAAACGCATGGTAAATAGTGATGTGTCTGACCATATGTATATTGCATCTCTACCTCTAACAGCTCCTACAATTTTAGAACCATCAGAAAGTCTTTGTGTACCTGCTGTGTTGGTTGCTGTTGGTGTGTATGTATTTATATCTTCTTGATCAGAAAATCTAATAAACATTTCATCTTGTGTTGACGTGTCTCCAATAGTTGTTTCTGTTCCAAAAAATACTAAGTGACGATCCGGTGTAGATACTAACATATCTCGTGATGCAGTTGGTGCGCCTGATATAATTGTTGCTCTATTATTAGTTGCGTTTGTTGCATCTGAATCCCATTCAAATACTTGTGCGTTATGTATTAATGCAATTACTTTACTTCCAAAACCATCAATGCTCCACATACCTGGATCAATTACTAAGTCACCAGATGCAGCTTGTCCCCATGCAACATAGTCAGAAGAATTTGTAACTGTATCACCACCATTGTGAGCGGCAGCCGTTGTATTTCTTACACCTCTAGTTACACCAGATAAAACACCAGATGTAATACCAGTGTAAGATATTTCTTCTGTCCCTATCTGAATAAAATTTGTACCTGTAGTTGGAAACTGTGATGCATCTGTTAAAGTAATTCCAGTTGTGGCAGTATCTGTAATACCATTAGTCAATGTTGTTGTTGCTTCTCCTGATACCGTACCACTCCATTGACCAAGTCCCCATCCTAATCCAGGTAATTGTTCAGCTGGTCCAACAGGATAATAATGTCTTACTCTAATACCACCTGAAGTTGTTGCACCAGAACCACCTTCATTTGAAGGCATTGTAATTGTAAGTGTTGTTGATGATGGCACACTTGTTACCATAAATTTATTATCATCAAAATCAGATGCGCTGTAATTAGAATTAGTTATTGTAGAAAAACTATCTAATAAGATAATATCTTTTTCTCCAATACCATGAGCACCGCTAAAAGTTATTGTAACAGTTGGAGACCCGTTTGTTGTGGTAAATGCATTTGTAAGTGTTGTCGTAGTTTTAATTGGGTGTATGTCATAGAATACACCACCTGAATATGCATATAAAATTCTGTTTGTGCCTATAATAGAAAATTTAGTTCCAGCTTTATTAACTAAATGAAACAAAGCTCTTGCGGCACCTGTTAATTTATTCTCTCCTAATTGAGACCAGCCACCTATTTTTTCTGGTGTGCCATAACGAAATCTTACATTGTCACCATCAACCCATTGGCCTTCGGCTGTAGTTTCTGTAATCTGTTTATTAAACCCAGGTAGAAATCCTATTTTTTGTAGCATATAACCTCATTATATTATGCCTTCGTCATAGACGGAAGACCTAACATTGGCCTTTTGTCGAACCTGTTCTTTTCAGCAAAAGGACCATTTACATGGTTATAATGAAGGAATACTTGACCACAAACATCCCCTTCAAATGGTTCTCTCCAATGCTCTAATTCACATCCACTATATACTAGCATATCTCCCACTTCAAGCAAGACTTTGGTACCTTTGGGTGCATTGGGCTTATGTATGTTTTTATACTCGTCTATGACGCTGTCAGCCCCTGTGCCGTCGATAAATATAGGCCATGGATCTCCACCGAGGTTTAAAGTAGTGGATATCTCACAAGAAGGTCTATCTTTGTGTCTTTTTAGTTCATCACCTTTTTTATATATTCTAGCGTATGAATATGTTGGAATTAAATTTAGTCCTGTTTCTTTAGCCATAACTGGCAGCATTTTTACTAATAGTGTTTCCATAGCAAAATCTGCATAATTAGAATAGGTGTTTGGTATTTGTTGATCTGTCCATGTTCCTAACATACCATTATCATGAACAATATTATTTATATACATCCAAGCCACTGCATCTCTTTTTAATAAAAAATAATTAAATATAAAGTTAGCTAATTCATAACTAACTGCACCTTTGATTACTTGATATTTATTGAAAGCCATGTTGTATAAAATTAAAACTTACTGATACCCTTATATCATCAGATAAATTAGGTTCAACACTATGCCATAAATAAGCAGGAAAAATAATTATTCTATTTTCTCGAGGTTCTAAATGAACCTCTCTCCACAAATGTTTGGGTGGTTGGCCTTTTTTTCTTGCCGGCATATTTAATTGGACACCTGGTCTTGAGTCATTACAAATTAAATTACCAGATTTTCTTGGGGCTTTTATGTAATATACTCCGCTATATAAACTATTAGGGTGTATATGTGGAGCATTATATCCACCAGGTGGGTTTATATTAGCCCACATGTTTCCTAACAGGGGCTCTCTATCTAACCACTCTTCTTTCCATATATCATTCATCATTATAAATAATTCTTTAACTAAAGGTTCAAACACAGGCATCTTGTGCATTTTTGTTGTTGAGTGCCAACCATTACGATTTGTTTTTTTTACACCTGGATCTCGTTTAGACCACTCAACTATTTCATTAGCAAAAAGTTGATTATCTAATTTTACATCTTTACCATATATAGTCGTTGGAAAAAATTGTTCTTTAATCATCTAAATGGTTTACCCCCAAACCAAACAACAAGTGATTGTCTAACACCACGTTTTACGGGCTGTACTCTGTGATTTATAAAAGATGCAAACATAATAGCATGACCTTGTTTTAGTTCTCCAAAACTACCTGGTGACATTAGTTCTAAATGTCCACCCTCAAATTCAGATGGGTCGTTTAATAAAAGAGTCATTGATATTTTTCTAACTGGTGGTTCGTGAGCCATGTTTACATCGCAATCCATATGCCAATCATAGAACCCTCCTTCTGGATATTCTGTAAATTGTGCTTGCTCAGTAACTTGTATATCTCCAAAACCAAAATGATTTTCATTTGCTTTTTGTATAAAATTATTAAGATCACGATACATGTGTCCCATTTCTTTAAATGGTATCCAAGATATCGTAGTCACTCTTTTCTTTGTATCTGTTCCTCCTCCTGGTTTACCCATACCAATTTGTGCTTGTTGTGGTGGTTGCCTTCTTCCACACTCTATAATCTGTCTACATTGATCTGGTGTAAATAGTGGCGTGGTTGTTTGCACAATCCAACTCTTCCATTTGGGTTCTGTGATGTGTCTATTTTCGTACATTAATTTACTCCTCTATTCATTATTGGATTGTAATCAACATCCATGTTTGCAGCTAGTGTTCTTCTATATCCAGGTCCATTAAAAGGATATACACAGTGTCTCATGTCATATGGAAATACAAAAAAATCTCTTTCTTTAATTTCTGGTTGAAAATCTACATGAGAAAACTGACCACTAGCTGATCCTAATATTTGTAATCTACCATTCTGTGGTGAATCAGCTGCAGAGTATTCTACACCAAAACTCTGTGGTAATTTTAAAATCATAACAGAAGATAAACCTGTAAACAATGATCCTTGATGCACGTGCACAGGATTATACTCATGTTCAAACATAGTATTAACCCATATAGAATTTAAATGCATTTTATATTCTTTTATTTTATTCCATTGTAAATAGTGATTAAATGTTTGATGAAACCACTGTAATACGTTTTGTGATAAATGATTGTGTGGAGTCATTTTATCGTTTGGTGGGCCATCAAAAAATAAACTATGTTCTTTTTCTATTTTACCAACTAATTGTTTGTTAGCAGGTTTTAGTTCAGGATACTTTGTTTCATAGATATTATTAATCGCAGTATATATATCAAGAGGCACTTCATATCTTAGTATTGATTGTCCTAAAAATATAAACTTAAAATTAATCTGGCTTGGATCCGAGGTCATGGCTTAATTGTTCTTTCTTGTTGTAAATCATTTCTCCTGATTTTTTAACTCTTTCTATAGTTTTTAATTGACCTAAAACATTAAACACCTCTGGTTGACTTGAACCAGATGTTAGTGTTTCTGCTTTATTTTTCATAATGTGATGATAAGATTCTAATTGGTGTTTGTTAACATCTTGAGTATCAAACGTGCCATCATCAAATTCTTTTTTTAATGTAGACCAAAGTTTAATCTCTCTCATACGATCTCTTGCAACTAATTGCATATTAGCTAAACCATATCTAGCTTCATCTAAATCTATTTTATATTTTTCTAATTTATATTCGTCTTGTTCAGTTTCTATTTTTTTATCTAACCATTTAATTTTAGCTTCTGATCTTCTACATTCAAAAGACAAAGACATTAAATTTTCTAAAAATACATTCTGTTCTCTAACACACTGCCAATACTTTGCAGCCTTTGTTGGATACTTCATATCTTGTAGAACAGACATTCTCATTTCTGTCTCTGTTCTAAAAACTTGTTTCTTGGTCCATGTGTCTCGGAGCTCGGCTGTCATAGCCTTAAACTCTTTTACATCTTCTGGATCTAATAAATTATTTAAGCTTGGTGCTTCTTTTTCAATTAACGCATGTATATTTCTTTTTTCTGTCATATTTATTCCTTTATGTATATCTTTCTAATATATACTTTATTAACTAGTTGTCAATGTACTAGCTGTAACTGTTTCTGTTTCACCTGTAAATTCTTCAACTGTAGATACATTAGGTGTTCCGTTTGGAGTACCAGCTATTGCAAATGTTGATGTAGCTGGGCCTTGACTAGTAGGTCCTACACCGTATCTAGCAGTTGCCATAGATGGTCTTGAACTAAAAGCAGTTCCATCATAACCTTCTGTTGTTCCCGTAGAAGGACCTGGAGTTAAACCAGAAAAAACAAGAGAAGCTGTTTGTGGACCAGAAGCGGCTAAATAATATCTTGAAGTAACTAAACTACCTCCAGATGTCCAATTAGTACCATCATATTCTAATGTTGTTCCAGGTATACCTCCCGTAACAAGACCCGCTGTTAAAATTCCTGTTCCAACGAGTGCTGTTTGAGCTGAAGGCATGTTAGTCCCATTTGTCCAATTAGTACCATCAAATTCTTCTGTAGCATTTGATACAGTTGTTGTATATCCTCCAGCTGCCACTGCAGCTGTCTGAGTTCCAAACCCTGCTAAAGCTCTTCGTTCTGTGCTCATATTATTTACTTCACTCCAAGATGTTCCATCATATTTTTCTGTGTCTGTTGTATTTCTTGGAGACGCAGGTAAAATGTCACCACCGAAAGCTAACGCAGCTGTTTGTGATCCACATCCACCAAGTGCAGATCTTGATGTTCCTAAATCATTTCCTTCTGACCATGATGAGCCATCCCATTCTTCTGAATTATTTACTTTTGCAGGATTAGATGTTTGACCACCAAAAGCTAATGCAGCTGAAGTCGTCCCTGAACCAGATAAAAGGTGTCTAGCTGTATTTATAGAAGTACTACTTGCCCATGCTGCTGCTGTGATTGTGTTAGTTGATACATTGTATTCTTGAGTTAAAGTTGTTGCAGGTGGTGTAGATCCTCCTGCAAAAACGTGTGAATTT